AGGTGTGGTTGCAGAGGGTCACCGGGTCAGCACCGTACGGAGAGGAAGGCAATGTCAGTACCCAGTATTGGCCAAGTAGCCTATGAAGCATATAGGGACAAGGCGTCAGGGATCAGCCTGGTGACCGCTGACAGATTGCCGCCATGGGAAGTTGTGAACTCCGACATCCAGGAAGCATGGACTGCCTCTGCTAACGCAGTGCTGGTTCATGACGCCGAACAACGCCGAGCAGAAAACAAGTCGAGTAGCTTATGCCAACGCCACGGAAGAAGCCAGCAAGCCGCACGGGTGCTGGGTCCGGCTATGGCGATGATCCACGTTTTATCAAGGTGACGAGCGGCTCGACTGCCGGCAGGGACTTCCCAATCCCTACGGCCGACAAGGGTTGGCACCCGAAGGCAAGGAGCTGGTACAACTCGCTCAAGCTTTCCGGCCAATCCGCATTCTGGGAGCCGTCTGACTGGGCAACGGCCGTCGCTGCGGCTGACGCCTATAACGTGTTCCTGAGAACACACAACGCCAGTATCCTGGCGCAGTTTGTGCGTCTGAGCGAGCGTCTCGGTGCTACCCTTACCGACCGCAAGCGTGGACGCATTGAGTTGGAAGAGCCCGTACAAGAAGATGAGGATGAAGCAGCAGCTGACGCGGCGGTCCAAGGATGGCAAGGCCGTCTGCATTCCGTCCCGTCAGCATAGGGCACATGGAGAGGTACCATGACCAACTACGCGCAGAACGTACACGTTGCAACAGGACCGGGAACAATCAAGCACGACGCGGGTGCAGGCAAGACATTCAGCCAGTTCTCGATGCGGGTCTGCAGCCCTGTCCGCGACAGCATCGTCGTCCTTGAGACGAGCCCGGACAACACCACCTGGACAGCGGCCGGAACCGTCACCGGCGATGGCTGGGTTACCGCCGCATCAGACTCCAAGTTCCGCTACGCTCGCGCAGACTGTACTGCGCTCGGAGCAGGTGGAGCAGTCGCTCTCGGCAATGGCCTCTCTTCGATCGTTCAGTGCACCCCTTAGCCCCAACTGTTCGCCGGGAAGGTTGGGCTATGAGTGGCGCATTGGGCCTACTCGTGTCTGGGTTCTTGTGGGGTTGCCTACTGGCAGCTTTGCTATGCGCATTTGACGCCTACCTTATCAGCATAGTAAGGCGGCGCAAGTGAAGCAGGACGTTCAGCTGATCGCTCCGCGCGACCGTACGGTGACAATACCCGACGGCGTACCCAAGCTCACCCTTGGCTGGGAGGCCATTCACTGGGCTAGCAAGTATCTGCGTCAGCCCGATGGGCAGTACACAGGCGAGCGCTGGGAGTTCATCGAGAGCCAGGTCAGGTTCATTCTGTGGTGGTATGCCATTGATGAGCAGGGTCGTTGGCTATTTTATCATGGAGTACGCCGATACCCAAAAGGCGCTGGCAAGTCTCCATTTGCAGCGGTCATGAGTCTTATTGAGCTTCTCGCGCCAGTTAGGCTCAAGGACTTCGACAAGCGGGTGCTTGGAGGCTGCGTTGGACGTCCCGTTGGCATGCCCCTCGTGCAAATTGCTGCTACCAGTCATGACCAGGCAAACGTCAATACAATGCGTATGGTACGCGCACTTCTGCCTCCCAAATCCCGCATACGTGGAGATTATGATGTCGAGACAGGTAAGACTGTGTTCCACATTCCAGGTGGTGGGCAACTCATGGTCATCACGTCAAGCCCGGTCACGGAGGAAGGCGCACTGGTCACTTTTGCTATCCTAGACCAGACAGAGAGCTTCCTGCCAGTTAATGGCGGCAAGGCGCTGAGCGAGGTTCTCGACCGCAACGTCGGCAAGTCCGGCAGCAGACTACTGGAGACGAGCAATGCCTGGGAGCCAGGAAAAGAATCTGTGGCTGAGTCTACTTTTGATGCTTGGGTGGCTCAAGAAGAGGGAAGGTTGCGCGGACGCGGGCGCATTCTGTATGATTCTCGTATGGCCCCGCCTGATACTGACTTTGAAGATGACAAGTCGATCGAGCGCGGAGTCCAGCATGCTTACGGTGACGCATACTGGGTTGATGTTGACGACATCGTACAGAATCGAATCCTATCCCCAAAGAATCCGCTCGATGTATCGAAGCGGTATTATCTGAACTGGCCAGAGGCGGCTGAGGATGCATGGACTACGCAGCAGCTCTGGTCTAAGCTCGCTGATCCAGCTTTTTACATTTCTGATGGTGATGATATCACCATGGGTTTTGACGGTAGTCGTATCAATGACGCTACCGCTCTAATAGGCTGTCACGTTGCGACCGGCTTTACGTTCAGCCTGGGCATTTGGGAGACGGATGACGGGCGACGCCCGATCCCTGTATTTGAAGTGAGTGCAGCTGTTGAGGCGGCCAAGAAGCGCTGGAACGTTTGCGCGTTCTTCGCAGATGTGAACGAATGGGAAGAGCACACCAAGATTACCTGGCGTGACTTGTTCGAGGAAGACTTGCCAGTCTGGGCGGTACCAGCCGGGCGCGACCCTCAGCCTGTGGCCTGGGATATGCGTTCTCATATTGCTGAGTTCACCATGGCCTGTGAAATGGTGCTTGGCGAGATCGAGAGTGGGACGTTTGTTCACGATGGGGATAGCTTCCTCGGCCGCCATGTCGTGAACGCCCGGCGTCGGCCTAACCGATGGGGTATCAGCATAGCCAAGGAGAGCCCGAAGTCATCGCGCAAGATTGACGCGTGTGTAGCGATGATCATAGCTCGCCACGCGCGGAGGTTGGTCCTGTCGAGCAAGAACTTCAAGGAGCAGAAGCGCGAGGCTGAGCGCGCGCAAAAGAGACAAGTCTGGAGCTTCAGCTAATGATAGTTGACATCGCAGAGGTTAGCGACCTAGCCGAGCAGATGATGCAGCTCCGCTCGATGGAGCAGGTTCGACTTGACAAGATCGCCAGGTACATGCAAGGCAAGCACCAGAAGCCGTACGCGCCCAAGGGCGTCAATGCTGAGTACCGCTGGATTATGTCGAAGGCCAGGCGCAATTTTCTGCCGCTCGTCGTTTCGGTCATCTCGGAGAACCTACATGTAGACGGATACAAGCCGTCAGGCACGACGACCATCGAGACGGCATCCAGTACCGACCCTGAAGACTCATGGAATGCGTTTCGCGCCAACCGTATGATATCCCGCCAGCACGGCGTTCACCGGTCAGTTAGCAAGTATGGTTCTGCGTACATCGTGGTACTCCCCGGCGAGATGGCGCGGGATGAAGAGATGGGCGCCCCTGACAATGTACCGGTTATGCGCCCGGTTAGCCCGCGACGTATGACGGCCTTCTATGCGGACGACATTGATGACGAGTGGCCTCAGGTCGCAATCGAGGCACGCGTCACAGGCAATCCGATGCGGCCGCAGGAACAGCGCGTGATCGTAACGTTGTACGATGACCAGATGCGATACATCCTGATGAGCAAGCAGAGTGGCATCGTGACGAGCGTGTCGCAGATCAGTCTAGAGATGGCTGTACCTGGCGACCCTCATCTCAATGGGCTGGACCCGATTACGGCGCACGGGCTCGGGATTTGCCCCGTCGTAAGGTTCCTGTATGAAGCCGACCTCGACGGCGAGACTGACTGCTCAGGCGAGGTAGAGCCGCTCATCCCGATCCAGGACCAGATCAACGCAACGACGTTCAACTTGATGATGGCTGAGCAGTATCAAGCGTTTAAGCAGCGCTGGGTTACCGGCATGGCGCCTTCTGACGAAGCAGGACGTCCTCGTGTTCCATTCCAGCCAGGTGTAGATCGTGTCTGGGCGGCCGAGGACCCGACCAGCAAGTTCGGTGAATTCAATGAGACGCATCTGCAGCCGTACATCGACAGTCGCGAGGCTGGTATCAGGCACATGTCTACAATCTCGCAGGTGCCGCCGTATCACCTACTTGGGCAGATTGCGAACCTGTCAGCAGAAGCCCTGGCCGCCGCGCGGGATGGTCTAGACCGGAAGGTCGAAGAACTACAGGCTATCCTCACTGACCCTTGGCGCAATAGCTTCCGCCTCAATGCTCTGGCCGCAGGTGACAAGAAGGGCTGGAATGACCTCTATGGAGAGGTAGTCTGGCGTGACACGAGCGCGCGGGCCTTCTCCGCAACTATCGACGGGCTCGGCAAGGCCGCTCAGATGCTAGGCATCCCGGTTGAAGAGCTATGGCGCCTCATACCGGGCGCGACCGCCGACGATGTTAATGCCTGGGTGCGGGCGAAGCAGGAATACCAGGCGAAGGATGTTGTCAAGGATGCTGTGGCTGCAGCCCTGCAGAGCCAGCCTGGCTTCGCCAATGTCCAGACGACTCAGGGCGGGCTCCCAGTGTCTGTTCCCGTCGAGGTTCCGGCTGGGACTCCAGGCCAGGTCACCGGCGTAAACAAGGCCAAGGAGAAGAACTCTGCTACTGGTGGCGGAGGTCTGAATGTCCACTAGCACAGATACGACCTTCGACCGGATACCGCAAACCGACCGGGACGCGGTACGGGGCCGGGAAAAGGCCGACCCTGGGACGGGTAGGCGAAACCCTAGTTCAAGAGCCCCTAGGGCGAGCCGGTTTATATTCACTGGCACGTCCGGTCCTCTCGCGGCTATCGCGCCGAATCCGCCACGGGCTCTACATGCACATCACCAGCATTCGCAAGGTGCTCTCAGCGAGTATGTCAAGAACTCCATCCGGGCGATGTGGGATGCGCATATCGACCCCAACAGGTTCTCAGCGAGCTGGAAGGACATGGGCCCGATCCTCAAGATATTGATTGCTCAGGCTTATGCCGGATCGGCCGCTAACGCTGCGGAGTATTACCGCAATCTACACGTCGTCCATGGACTCGACTTCCCTGTCGTACGTACAGCTCCGTTCGACGCCCAGCACCTACATCGTATGACGGGCTCCGTTGCAAACGGAACCTTCTATCACCATCTAAACACGAAGGGAGCAGAACCGGGCGCAGCGTCCGAGATGGCGCGCAACACTCTTTCTGGCGCTGGCGCCCGGTTCGCCCTGAACGGCTCACGGAATACAGTGACTGCGGCCGTAACTCGTGACCCACTCGCTACAGGCTGGGAAAGGCTGCTCAGTCCGAACGCGTGCTCGTATTGCGCCGCTCAGGCTGCTAAGGGACCATTCAAGTCTGGCAACACAAGTTTCCGCGCTCACGACTACTGTAGCTGTCTGGCTAAGCCCCTGTTGCGCGGAGTCAGCGAAGATAGCCCGAATGCGGAACTTCGTGACGAGTGGAACCGTATAACAGAAACATTCACCGGCAAGGAAGCGAGAGCTGCCTGGGACCAATACTGGAGAGAACATGGCAACGACACCAGTTCATGAGACGGCAGCCGGACGTAAGGCGGCAGCGTCAAAGGGCGCAGCACTGCCGAGCAAGAGCGGTGGGAATCCGCGCTACCCGACGCCTAACGTGACATATCTCAAGAAGGCAATCCGCGCGGTCGGGCGTGGCAAGGGCGATCATGCTGTAATCAGGCGCTACCTGATACGTCGTGCTAATGCTCTCGGCGCGCGGAACCTCATCCCAGATAACTGGAACTCAGACGGGAGTACAAGCTAGTGGCTGGAACCAGCAGGAAGACGAAGACCAAGC